GTCTTACTTCTGCGGTTGCTCTAAGGCGTGGGGTATAGCCTTTTTCGCTACCGAGTCGTTCAGTTGTGTTGCTGCGTGCTGAACAAACATATCTGGCGTTGCATTGATCTGAGCCTTTGCCAGGGCTTGTACAGCCACAGGAGGAGGCATCTTCGAAACGTCGATACTGATGGATTCAGATGGTGGTCTCTGCTGTGGAGGAGTATTTGCTGCTGCTATCTTCTTAGCCATCGCAACGTGTTCTTGCCAGTGCATTTTCAAGTTCATGAAACATGCTTGCTGATCTGGCGCTCCAAACCTCAACTTCTGACCTTCAATTGAGTTCATCTTCTCGAAGCATTCGTTAGCTTCCACTACGTGGTTTTCGCTTTCGTCTTGTGCTACCTGAACACTGCTGACTTGCGGCGGTACTGCTTGCATCGCCTGGGTCAACTGCTGAACCATGGGGCCTGCTTGTGGAGGCACCATCTGTCCTGTAGCCTGGGCATTCTGCATGCCTTCGTTGGCTTGGGTCAGAGCGTTTTTCATTTTAAGGAACACTGGGTTGTCTTGTGCAGGTTCTCGCAGTAGTTTTTCGAATTCATTACGCTGCTTAGTCACTGACGAAGCACCTTGTACTTTGTAGTTCTTCATTCGCAAAGAGGTGGCGGTCTCAGCCAAGTTAGACGGGCTGAATACCCACGCAGCAAAGGGAGTCATTGGGGCGGTAATGGCTTTGTCTATCATACCCATTATCTTAACGGCCTTTTGCTCTTCAGTCTCTGGAATAGAAGGGTTGCTCTCGGGGTAACATAGTACGTTTCCACCAAGGAGGTTCGCAGTATTGACCGAGACGTTTCCCTGTCCTGGCCCAAGGTTCTGTGTTATCTTTTTGCCATCACGACATTCTGCTGCACACTTCACGGCCTGCCTTGCAGCGATTGCGAACAAGTCCTGAATGTTATTCCATGGACAGCCCACACGCTGTAGTGCTTGATCGCGCTGAATGACTGCATTGCCTACGGTGTTCTCGCCTGTGGCGTTACCGAACAAGGAGGGCAGTGCGCCCGAGATTTCCTCGGAGAGAGTTGTGATGAACCATTTGATGAAATCAGGCAACGCAGGTTGAGGCGTCGGTACTGGTTCCACCATGATGTATTGTGATTCCGTTGTAAGTCCCGGTTGAGGCTGGAACGGTCCTATGTCGCCAGGGATGTTGGGCTGCTTCTTGATAGCATCCATGTCGAATGCTTCAGCGTTCATCCACTTCTTAGGGACGGTGCGTTTGAAGAAGTCATCCAGAAGGTCAACCCAATCGTTGATGCGCTTCTGTACCGAGATTAGGGCTGTGCCCATTGCTCTGCGGTTCTGACCTTTACCTGCTGACGGGTGCGCGAGGGCAAGGTGATCATCCATCTTCTCGTTACGAGAGAAGGCATATTCTTGTCCAGCGCGAGCCAGCAGCACTCCGTCTGGGAATGCCTCTAGCAGTTCTGCTTTGACTTCATCGCTGACTGATCCGTCAAGGAACATCGAAGGCCGCATCCACGTGTACTTCACAGTGGTGTGGCGACTCAACGAGTCTCCTGTGACGTACGCACCAAGTACTGCTTGGCGTACGTTCTCTCTTGCAATGCGATCAAGTTGTGTGGAAGATTGCCCATCAGTGCCGGGGTTGATCTTGCTGGCAATCCACGGGAACATGCCACGCACAAGCGCAACATCATAGTCCAGCATTAACTGCACGAACGTCATCTCGGAGAAATTGTCAACGGAGATGGGAACCTTATGATCCAGTTTCCCGTGAGCCGTGGTAACTTCCATGCCGAGTGGCTTCTTAGCATTATTTCCGACGCCTGCTGAATCCAGCACGCCGTCGATGTCTCCTCCACCTTCGGACTCGGACTCAGTAACTTGTAGAAAGTCTTCTTGTCCTTCTTGTCCCGTTGGGGTTCTGTCTGGAGGATTCAGTTCATCCTCTGGTACAGTGGGCGTTCCTTGGTCCTCTTCAAATCCATACTTCTGTCCGTCAAGATTATAGCGTGTCCATAAAAGGACGCGATCTTCGTTCCAGAAAATCCTGGCGCACTGAACTAAAAGTTCATGAAGATTGTTGTTCCTAGCCCAGATGTCTTTGAAACGATCAGCCTCTTCGGCTGCTATAATGTCTGGTCCCCACTCTGGGTTAGCTGGGTAGAAGTCCACCTTTGGTATCTCACGTGATAGCGCGGAGACGATTATATCGCCCTTAGGCCCATACACGTTTGTGTCGTAAATGCTGTTGTGGTTTCGTTCATTGGCTTTCTTGCCCTGTCCACCACCGGGTAGTTCCCAGCCTCCGCGTTTTCCACGCAGCAGGTGCTGGTACCCTCTCTCGAAATGTAACGCTTCCCACGCCTGCTCGGTCTCCATTCTTCGCGCCGCCACGTCTGCTTTAGTGCAAATGTCATCAAGTGTAATCAATGTGCCACGTGCCGTTGTACTCAACTCAGCAAACGGCTCTGGACTATATGGAAACGGGGCGTAAACTCCCAATGGAGATTCGTTTGGATTTTCCGGCTGGTCACCCTGCTTATTAGAACCTTCAGCCTCTACGCCTGTTGCTTCTGGAACTGTGTCCGGCATTGTTTATCTCCCGCCTGTAATCCACTGTCTTTGCTCCCTTGCTTGAATTGCAGGGACCACAGAGAGGTTGGATGTTGCTAATATCGCTGGTTCCACCTTTGGAAACAGGAAACACATGATCTGGTGTTAATTTCTTTTTCTTATCACAGCACAAACACTTATTTCCGTATTTGCCACAAAGTGCAATCCATTGCTCATAAGTATAGGCACCGCCTGATTTGGCTTTAGCTGTGCGTCTTTTCTGAAGGATAGCAGAAACCTTTTCTGGGTTTTCTCTTTTCCATCTAGCAAGATTTTCTTTAACCAATTCAGGATTATCTGCCCTAAACTTTGCACTGTACGCTAAAGCTGCTTCTCGATTATTATCGTAATATGCCTTGCGGTTAGATTTTACTTTGTCTGGGTTTTTCTTAGCCCACTTTGTATAAGAAGCACGAGCCTTATTCCTATTTCTTTTCTTCCACTCTCTACTTTGCAAAAGACTTTTTTCTTTATTTGCTATGTAGTATGCGTGGCGCTCTTCTTTTGTTTTGTATGGCATTGTCTCTCCCAAGACGCTCAAGGGCTCCGTGGGAGCGGAACCCGAGCTAGCCCATGGCCGCTAAGCCACGAGATTTTTAATGATTCATCGCAGCGAATCCTTTTGCACTCGCCTTCATTCTCTTAACGTGTTCGCTGTCACCAGCTTTTGGTTCCTTCTGGGATGCGCTTAGCTTCTGTCCTTCTGGAACTCCTAGACTCGCATGTAAAGCACCCTTCTTTACTTCGAAGGAGCCGTGTGAACCTAAGTCCACTTTGTGACTCTTATGCCCGATTGCCATTTAGTAAACTCCCTTGCCATTGTTCTTGTGCTGTCCCGTAGCAGAGGAATTGCTTCCCTTGCGAATTCCCATAGTCACTCGCTTGAACGAGGTAGGATTCTGATCCTTCGCAGACAATGGAGGTTGCTGCGGTGATGCGTTCAACTTGGTTCTTTTTCCTAAGCCGATTGCCATGGTGATTTGTCCTTCTTTGACGATGGGGCATTCATGACTTCTGCTATGTAATCTTGTTTCCCTGTGTTCTTTGTGTTCTTAGATGGTTCAGGCAACTTTGACTTTGGTCTTTTTCCAAGTCCTATCATGCTGCCCTCATGCTTCCTTTTCCTAGTTGCCCACCAGAATCAATCCTAGGCTTCTTCTTACGTGGCGCTGGCGTAGGTGCTTCACCTGTTAGCCATGAAGGCATCTGGGTGGAGTCCAGAGATTCCGTCTCCACAGGTACTGCTGGTTTCTTCTTTCCAAGTCCAATCATTTTACCCTCAACTTGTAACAACGCAGAAAACAATGACTACATCTTCCGGTCAACACCGACCAAGCTTTGCTCCACAAAGAACGAGGATTACATTGCATCATGTTACTTTTCTTTAGCTTCCCACCAGCGACATAGACCGATTGGATGAACTTTGACTTCACCATTAGGAAGCTTTGGTCTTTGACTTAGCTCTTCCATGTGTGGACCAGAGCAACTGCTAGTTTCCTTGTGGAAATATTCGCATGAGAAACAATGCTTTGACCCACCGACTTTGTAGTCAACATAATCAGTTTTTGGTTCCTTAGTTTGGGCTGATGCACTTGCAAACTTGTTACCCACTGCGTTTTCTCCCTAAGCCGGGGACTTTGGCTTTGTATTCCGACTTTCCGCCTTCTGCTGCGCGTTTCTCTGACAGCATGATTGCGACAGCCTGCTTCTGGTTATGCACAGGCTTCCCGGTTTCTTTGTTTCCGCTTTTCAACTTGCCGGACTTCCACTTATCCATGACTTCATTCCACGGCATTATGGTTCTCCTAACTACACCAAATTGGGCATTGCGAATCCATCTTCCTCAGATGGTGCGCCTTGCTGACCTTGGTCCTTGTGATTGAAGCCATCTTTCTCTTCATTCTCTTCTTTTCCTGCAGGCGGAACGTTCGCCAGTTCGCGTGCCTCAC